CTTCTCAACTAATCGGGGGATTATGAAAAGCGCACATAAAGTTTCAATTGGTAGTTGTGATCCAGGCACTGTTGATGGCGGGTTCGCATTTAGCTTGATTCAACTTACTCAATCTAGAGCATCTCGATTGGGTCCATTTGTACGAATCAAGGGTTCAGGGCTTTTATCAAAGCAACGCAATCGGTTGGTTAAGCAATTTCTAGAAACCAAATCTGATTGGCTCTTGATGATGGATTCAGATGAGCAATTGCCTGTTTCTAGCTTTGATAAACTCATTGAAGCGGCGCACGAAAAAGAACGCCCGATTGTGGCGGGATTAGTATTTGCAAGTTTTGAAACAGGGTTTCCATACCCACAACCGGTGCCAACGATTTTTCAAGATGCACCTGAAGGCTTTTTGCCACTTAACAAGTACGATAAAGATTCACTTTTTGAAGTGGATGCAGCAGGCACTGGTTGCCTTTTAATCCATCGCAGCGTGCTAGAAAAAATGCGCGATGAAGCCGATGAACACCAGGGGCAAGATTGGTGTTGGTTTTGGGATGGTCCAATTCACGGCAACTGGATTGGCGAGGATTTGCAGTTTTGCCGGCGCGTTAGATCACTTGGCTTTCCTATCTACGCCCATACAGGCGCGATATTGCCTCACTCCAAGCACTATTGGCTAGATGATAGGCAGCACGATATATGGAACGCATAAAAAGAATTTTAAGAATTAAGGTAAAATCAAAGGAAACTACTACTGCGATTCCTCAACTGGAACGCGCAATGCTTCCCAAAGTAGAAACGAGAATAAAGCGTGGCGATAACTAACGGCTACACAACGCTTAACGATGTGAAATCAGCTTTGAACATTGAAGATTCAATGGAAAATGCTGCTATCGAAATGGCTATTGCTACCGCTTCACGCCAAATTGATGATTATTGTGGCCGTTTCTTTTATACAGATGGAACAGTTGAAGCACCTGCAACTCGATATTACTCACCTCAAAACTTTTGGGTATTGCCTACAGATGATTTTGTGAGCATCAGCGAGATTGCAACCGATGATAATTTTGATTTGACTTACAACACTGTATGGACTGCATCAGATCGTATGGTTGAACCAGTCAATAACCCTTCACGCGGTTGGCCTCTCACCCGTATCCTTGCCGTAGGTTCCTATGTTTTCCCTGCTAACTTGCCTCAATCAGTGCGCGTTAAGGGTATTTTTGGATGGTCTGCAGTGCCTTATGAGGTAAAAACTGCTGCCAAGATTCAGGCTTCTCGCTTGTTCCTGCGTAACCAGTCACCATTTGGAATTGCCGGTTCAACCGACATTGGAACAGTACGCCTAGCCGCTAAACTAGATGCCGATGTTGAGGCTTTGCTACGCCCTATGCGCCGTAATAATGGCTTGGCTAAGTAATGATACCTAGCGCGGTTAGAAACGGCTTAAAAGCCAACCTAGAGGCTATTAAGGGTATCCGAGTGTATGAACTCATACCTACACCGGCGGTAGCACCTGCTGCAATCGTAGGGCAGTTGGATTTCACCTTTGACTTGAACAACGCCCGTGGCTTGGATCAAGCCAACCTAGATGTAATAGTTTTGGTTCAGCGACTCAGCGAGCGCACTGGCCAAAATGAACTTGATAAGTACCTTGCAGGTTCAGGTGATTACTCAATCAAGCAAGCAATTGAATCAGATCGAACACTTGGCGGTGCTTGCAATACATTGCGAGTTACTTCAGCCGAGGCAGGTAGTTACGCATCAGGTGATATTGAATTCCTTTCATATCGTTACCGCATCACAATTTGGGGATAGGGAGAAAAATGAGCTACATAGTTACTTCAGATAATCTTGAAGGCAAAGCAAAGGGTGATTCAGTCACCGAAAAAGAATTGCTTGAATCAGGCTTGAACATTGAGGCACTGATTGCAGGCGAGCATCTCAAGGATGCAAAGGCACCAATCAAACCGGCAATAGTAGAGGAAACTAAATAATGGCCCGTATCGTATTAACAAACGCGTATATCACAATTAATGGCGTTAATCTTTCTGATCACATCGGCAGTGTTACTTTAACAACAACTGATGATGTAATTGAAACAACTGCATTTGGAACATCTGCGCGTACACGAATCGGTGGCCTTGCAGATAATTCAGTTGCTCTTGAGTTTCATCAGGATTACGCGGCCAATTCAGTTGAGGCAACAATCAATGCAGCAGGTTCTTCACTTGTAGGAACAGTAACTGCAGTTGTTGTTAAGCCAAATGGCGCTACAACTGCTGCCGATAATCCTGCATATAGCTTCAACGCTTTAATTTCAGAGTGGACCCCACTTAACGGCGCAGTTGGTGAACTAGCCACTGCATCTGTTACTTGGCCGATTGATGGCGCAATTACAAAGGCGGTTTCATAAATGGCAAGAATCGTATTAACAAATGTTGCAGTTACATTTGGCACAACTGATATTTCAAGTTATGTAACGAGCGTAACATTGGGATCAACCTATGATGTTGTTGAAACCACTGCGTTCGGAAACACCGCCCGCACTAGAGTTGCTGGCCTTGCAGATAATTCTGTTGCATTTGAATTTAATCAGGATTACGCAGCAAGCGCACTTGAAGCAACAATTTACCCAACACTAGGAACTGCAGTTTCAATTACTGTACGCCCAGTTGCAGGTTCTTCACCTGCATACAGTTTCTCAGCATTGGTTTCAGAGTGGACACCTCTTAACGGATCAGTTGGCGAACTAGCAACTGCATCTGTTACTTGGCCTATCAGTGGTACAATCACAAAATCCTAATAAAACAAGGGGGAAAAGATGGATGGATTAGCAGTTAAGGTAAAAACAACAGATGGCGTTGAGGCAAGTTACAAGTTAACCCCACGCGTTATTGTTGGCTTTGAGCAGCAATACGGCAAAGGTATGCCTAAGTTGCTTGGGGAAGAACAAAAGATTGAACACATCTATTGGTTGGCTTGGAAATCAATGCAGATAGCAGGCATTGTTGTAAAGCCTTGGGGGCCAGAATTTCTAGATACAATCATTAACGCCGAATTGGATGCTGATGATTCTTTCGGATCCACCGAAATAGCCTAACTTACACAGTAGCGGCTATTTCGGTGGAAACCGGAATCTCACCCATAGATTTGCTTGATGCCCCACCAGGGATTCTTGAAGCAATCACGATTTATATGAAAGAACGAGCTAAATCAAATGGCTGATGAAGTAGTTATTCTTAATGGTGTTAAAGAAACGCTTACCGCATTGAAAGATTTTGATAAAGATGCGGTAAAGCGTTTTAACAAGGTTATCAATAATGAACTTTCAGGCGCAGAGCGTGATGCCAAAGGTTTGATTAGCGAGGATCCACCTATGAGTGGATGGCGCAAGGCAGATGCGGCTAAGGGGCGTACTCGCGGTGGTGCAGGTTGGCCAGGGTGGAACGCTGCAGAGATTCAATCAAAGATTACAAAAACTAAGGCCAAGGGCAAGGTTCGAGGCGATTACACAACAAGCGCCGGTGCCTTGCTCAACAAGTCTGCAGCAGGATCAATCTTTGAAGTAGCAGGCCGTAAGACAAAGAGCAGTATGAGTGGCGGTAGTAGCGCACAATTCCTGCGTACTTTGGGAAATAGATTTGGCCAAGCATCGCGTGTAGTTTGGCGCGTGGTTGATAAAGATAAAGCAAGAATTGAACAAAATGTTGCTAGGGCTTTAAGTGAAGCCAAAGCTGAATTGCAAAAGCATCTGAATAGAGAGCGAGTTTAAAGATGGCAGTTGGTTCTATTGTCGCTCGAATTCTCACCGAGTATTCAGACAAAGGCACAAAGCAAGCAACAAAAGACATTTCCAAAATGGAAAAAAAGTTTGGCGATTTTGCCAATAAGGCAGCCAAAAGTTTTGGAATTGCAGCACTTGCTGCAGGCGCTTTTGCCGTAAAGGTTGGATTTGATGCAGTTAAGGCAGCAACCGAGGATCAGAAATCTCAGGCACTACTAGCAAATTCTTTGCGTAATACAGTTGGTGCAACAGATGCCTCAATTGCGGCCACTGAAGAGTGGATTACAGTTACTCAGGCCGCTTTTGGTGTCGCTGATGATCTTTTGAGGCCATCACTAGCAAAACTCGCGGCAGTAACGGGAAGCGTTACTAAGGCTCAAACTCTTATGGGTGTTGCACTAGACATTGCAGCATCAAAAAATATTGATGTTGAGCAGGCATCTGCCCTGGTTGCAAAAGCCTATGGTGGCAATATTGGTGCGCTCAAAAAGTTATTCCCACAAATCTCTGCTGCAACAGTAAAATCTAAGGATTTTGCGGGCGCAATGAAAGAGATTTCAAAGGAAACTTCAGGCGCAGCAGCAGCAGCAGCCAATACTTTTGCTGGTCAAATGGAGAGAATTAAACTTGCTTTTGGCGAGGCTTCAGAATCTCTTGGCTACAAGTTATTGCCACAAGTTAAGGCTTTTGCTGATCTCATCATTACTAAGGCTATTCCTGCAATTCAAAAGTTTGTTGATGAAAATGGCGATAAAATTGCCAATGGTTTTAAAACTTCAATTGAGTATGGCATTGCCTTTGCCAAATTGATGTACGATATGTTTAGCTTTGTTGCTCGAAATATCAAGGTATTTGCAACCCTTGGAGCAGTCATTATTGCTGCGTTCTTTGGTGCAAAAGTTGCCGGCGCAGTGGCTGCATTGGTTACTGGAATCCAAGCGATTATTAAGGTAATGAAGGCTTTGCGTACAGTATCCCTTGCATCTGCTGCTGCAACTGCTCTTGCAACAGGTGGTATATCTGCTGCTGCAGGCGCTGCTGCCTTTGGCGTGGCTTTGGTTGGTATTGGTATTGCAGCCAATAAGTTCAATAAGGATTCAGATAAGGCTGCCGATTCATTAGGCAAGTTTGATTTTAATGCCAAGGGATTTTCTGCAACTGCAGATGATTACACTAAGGGCATTGAGGGAATGACTGGTGCCACAAATGGCCTTACTGGTGCTACAGATAATGCAGCAAAAGCTACCGCCCTATTGCTTAAACTTCAGAATAAGTTTGGCCTAAAGGGGTTGAAGGAAACAGATCCTATTACCCTTGAGGCTATTCGCAAGAATCAGTTGAAGCAACAGAAACTTGGCATTTCAAGCCCTACAATTTCCCTTGCGGCCTCTGCAGGTCACGGCAACATTGCGGGAAATACCACAATGAACGGGGGAAATATAACAGTGAATGTAGCGGGATCGGTTGTTTCCCAGGGTGATTTGGTAGCAGGCATCAAAAATGGCCTTGAGGTAATCTATCGCCGGCGTGGTGGTAGTGGTTACGCGGTGTTGTAATGCCTGCTAATGCACCTACCCTTACAGTTGCTTTTGGAATCAATGGCACTTTTACGGATGTAAGCGCAGATTTGATTCTTAGCGTAGATATTCGCCGTGGCCGTATGTATCAGGATGTATTTATTGATGCAGGCACTGCTACTGTTGTGCTTAACAATCAATCAGGCGCTTTTGATCCTAGCAACACAACTAGCCCCTGGTATAACACGCTCATTGCAGGTATGCAGGTAAGAGTAACTGGCAATTCAACTGTTATTTATACAGGCTACCTTGAAGATAATATGGTTAACCAGGGAATCTACCCAACAGTTTCGCTTACTTTCGTTGATGGCCTTGCTACCTTTGGTAAGACAATCGCGCCTGCCCTGGCAAGTTCAGCTTTTTCTGAAACTGCAGCAGCAAGAGCAGAGCGAGTTTTAGACATTGCCCAGTGGCCTGCAGGCGCTCGAAGCCTTACAGGAACTACTGTAATGCTTAAAACAGGCCAAGGAATCAGTTGCCTAGATATGCTTGAACAGTGCGCCAATGTAGTTGGTGGCCGTTTCTATGTAAGCCGTACAGGCGTTGCAACCCTAGTTCCACTTGCTGATAAATTCACCCGCCCAACCCAATTGCTTTTTAGTGATCAGGGTGCTGCCAATAGCGTTGGATATGATGGCATTATCACCAATCCAGGCACCGATTATGTGTATAACCAGGCGATTATTGATCGCGGGCCAGGCGTATTGCAATATACATCTACCTACGGCGCAAGTGTTACAACTTATGGCTTGAAATCTAAAAAGTTGGATGCCCCATCAAATACATCAACTGCAGCCACAAACCTTTCACTTTATGCAGCTCGAAAAGATGCAGATGCTGCAGTTTTTGATCTTATTACAGTTGATCGCCTAACCTATGATGGCCGTAGCATTTCAATTAACTGCGTGATTGAGGGTATGGCTCACTCAATTACTCCAGACAATTGGCGAGTTAGTTATTTTACTTCTCTTGTTGATCCCTACACGATTGCACTCTAAGGGGGAATAATGCCACTTTGTCCACAAGTTACTATCACACCGATTACAGTAACTACTTCAGGAATGACTACAACCTCTGTTATCGCAGCAAATGCGCCTGCGACTACAGAGCAAGCAAATGAACTTCAAACAGAAATCAATACAATTGAGGCTGCCGTTAATGGCAAAAACCATATTTATCGCCAAGCATCTGCGCCGGATGGCTCTGTTTATGCCCTAGTTGAAGGCGATGTTTGGTTTGATACCGATGATGGCAATAAGCAATATTATTGGACTGGCACCGCTTGGGTATCTGTTCAAGATACCGCAATTGCAGCAGCCACAACTGCAGCAAATGCAGCCACAATTGCAGCAGCCGAGGCCGAAACTGCAGCAAATGCAGCGCAAACTACTGCCGATGGCAAAAATAAAATTTATAGGCAGGGAACAACACCAACAGGAACTTTCTCAGTTGGTGATCTTTGGTTTGATACTGCAAACGATAACCGAATTGCGCGATGGGATGGCTCATCTTGGGTGCAATATGGCCTTGGAAACGCAGCAATTGCTAACTTAGATGCAGGTAAGATAACAACTGGCTTTCTTGCTGCTGCTCGTATTGAAGCGGCTAGTATTGCTGGAACAAAGATTGCTGCTGGAACAATCCAGGCAGTAAATATTGAGGCAGGCACTATTACAGGTGCTAAGATTGCAGCCGAAACTATAACTGCAGGAAATATTGCTACCGCTACTATTACTGCAGATCAAATAGCCGGTGCCACAATCACTGCTGCTGAAATTGCCGGTGAAACAATCACTGCTGCTGAAATTGCAGCAGATTCAATTACAGTTGACCGCTTAACGGCAGGCACACTTACTGCCTTTACATTGCGTACCTCTTCAGGCGCTCGCAGAGTTACAATTTCAGCTTCAAGCAACGCAATTTCATTTACTGAATCTAGCAGTGTGGTTGGTTGGGTAGGTCCAGCTTCAACTTCAGGTGTTGTTATGCACTATGGTTCTACTTTTAATGCAAATGTTACAACTTATGGCTTGAAATCTAAAAAGTTGGATGCCCCATCAAATACATCAACTGCAGCCACAAACCTTTCACTTTATGCAGCTCGAAAAGATGCAGATGCTGCAGTTTT